CCTAAAACTGATGATTGTCTCTGTTCTATTTGTATGAGTGGATTGAAATGAAACCCTTTTTGGGAGAAGAAATGACTTACGAAGTTCAAACTTGGGATGACGCAGATAAAACTGTGTATTATGAAACCGTAAAGGATGCTATTGATTATGAGAGTGCTCGTGATATAATTGTAGAGAAGTATCCAAATCGTAAAGTAATTGCTGTGATTAGAAAATGAATTTACTTGAAACACTTGAATACTTTCTCACAGAAACCGCAGCAGATATGGATGGTTTGTCTTGGGAAATCCGTGAGGAAACTAACTTTGAGGACAACAACATAGACCATTTGACTGAATGTTATGATTTCAATAAAGAACTTTATGATAATCTCAAACAAATCAAATCCATTATTGAGGAACTGAAATGACTGAACCAACAGACACAGAAATCCTTGAGTTTCTACTCAATCAGTTCCAAGCACATTCTCTTCAAATGAATGGTGAAAGTGATTGGTGCTTTATGAATAGTGGATTTCCTATGAATAGAGCAAAAGGTAGAAGTGCCCGTGATGCTGTGATTACTGCGATGAGGGCAAAATGACTGAACATCGTAAACTATGTAAAGATTGTCTCCACTATAAGAAAAGTTGGTTAGGTCATCTTTTTGGGGACAACTCATTTGATAAGTGTTTTAATCCAATCTTAACTGATGAAATCATACCTGATGATTTGGTGACTGGAGACAAAACAGGTAGAAGTTGTAAATCTGCCAGAAATTATTATATGTATTGTGGTGCAGATGGTAGGTATTTTGAGCAACTATGGGGTGATAGGAAATGACTGACAAACTAAAATTCACGCAAGTATCACGAGTGATTGACCCCAAGACTGGTGTTCATTATCTTGATGCTGTTGATGAGAATGGAATACACTGGGTTGCCCAACAAGAAATTGGTGTGGAACGGTGGATTACATACAAAGAAGTTTGGAAAAGAGACCCCCAACAACCACAAAGTTTGGAAAAACTCTAATGACTTACGATACTGTTTTTATTTCTGACGTTCATTTAGGAACTGATAGATGCAATACTGAAAAGTTTCTCAAGTTTCTCAAACAACTCAAAACTAAAAAACTTGTGCTGGTGGGAGACATCATTGACATCTATTGTATGGAGAAATACAATACCAGATGGAAACGTGAGCATACTGAATGTGTTCATGCTCTTCTTGATTTGTGTAAGAAAGGTACAGAAGTTGTGTATATTCTTGGTAATCACGAAGGTGCTATCAGAAGGTATTGTACCTTTGAGCACAAGAACTTTATGATGTGTGATGAATATGTTCATAAGGATAAACAAAGTAATAAGTATCTTTGCACTCATGGAGATAGGCACTCTGAGTTCTCTTCTGGTTCTTGGAAGCAACTGATATTCAATAAAGGCTACGAACTTATCACACCTTTGAGTATTTGGTTGGAAAGGTTCTTTCGGTTCTCTTTGGTGTATTCACTCAAAAATAGTGTAAGGGGAAAGAGTTATATTGATAAGTATGAGAATGATATTGTTGGATATTGCATTCAACAAGATAAGAAGTATGACGGGATTATCTGTGGACATATTCATCATGCAAATGTTCGTCAGTTTGGTAAGATGACTTATATGTGCTGTGGTGATTGGGTTGATACTTGTTCTGCCATCTTAGAAAAGAATGGTGTTTATTGTTTGGAAAAATATTGATGACAGATCTAATCATCTTCAAACAAACATGTGATCAACCATACGATCGACACAAGTATAAACTGTATCTCACTAATGGTAAGGTAGAACAGTATGAATGGTATGATGAAGTACAATCACGTTGGTTTCAAACACCTAAACAATTCCTATCACATATTGAAGTGATAGATAGAAAGAAAAAACGATAGGAATGATCAACGAAGATACACCATACAAGTTAGCAGAAATCATACGAGATACGTGGCCTCAGTTGTATTATTTGAAGCGTGATGCTATTGATAATCAACAAGAGTTTTCCACAATTTCCACAGTGTTCCGCACCAGTGATACCAAGGGTTCTCAATAAGGATAGTCTTATTGATAATCAAGTATAATAAATGGTTAAAAAAATAGGGTGAAGGTGCGGTGTCGTTGTTGGCTTAGCGTGTTACTCATCGGAAGTCAAGTCCACATGTGCCAGTCCTCAAAGTGTCACAGAACCCCTCGAAGGACCACCCAGATGCCCTATACTACCTAGGTAATCGAGACACACACCAGATGCTCACTACCACTGAGGTTATTGAGAAACCCCTGACTGCAGCAGAGAAAATCTCTCTGGATGATCAGCGAGTTTGTGAGGCATTCATTGAAGCATACCGAGCGAAGGACAAGCACCTTGCTGTGGCATATGCTAAAGTGTTGATGCTGAAGGCTATGTGTCTCTGAGGTTTTCCACAACCTGTGGAAACTGTGGAAAACTCAAAATCTTAAAAAGTCAAAAATCTCACTTTTTTGGTTTTTTGAGTTTTTAAGAAATCTTAGATTTTAAGTTTTTTGCTTTTTTAAGTTTTTTCGTTTTTTTCAGAATTAAATTTTAAACACTAACACACAAATGAACAAAACATTCAATAATCTTCAGAGTACAGCTATTAACTCTATTGAAGTAGTTGATAACACTGTGAAAGTAGTATATAATAGTAATGTAGACAAAGAATATACATTTAACTGCAATAATATTGATCAATTTGTAGAAGATCTTTCTAGTGAATTGATTAGTATTGAATTGACTGATAATAAAGGATCTGTTGGTCGTTTTATCAATCAACAGATCAAATCAGCAGTCCTAGTTGAATCTAAATAATCACACAGTTTGAGTAACTAAAACCCAAGACAATGACTAGCAAGAACTATCGCTACAACAGCAACGATAAGTTTCAAGAATTCAAAGATGAATTTGAGGACTATGGCTACGATGTAAAGAATGTACGTAGACAGTCCAAAAAGAAAGTTACCAAATTTAAGACCAAAGATGATGAGTACTATGACAGTTTCTGAACTGGCACACTAATCTCCCATTTGCTCACTTGATGGGGTATTGTATACACATACCTGAGAAATCAAATGGTTTTCATCATCTCACAAGTTAACGGTTGCACGTATACTTTGGATGCAAACAATCAAACCGATTTGATGTATGCTCCCCTGCTATCTGATGGTTCATACGAAACCGCAGGTTCGGCATATGATTATGTTGAGTTTGATTGTTTGGATGCTGATGTATACAATGAGGCAGTCCGTTGCCACCGCCTGCTGATGTGTGACAGTCTCTGAACTGTCCACTGATCACCCCAGACCCCTCCATGGGGTGCCATACTTAACAAGTCAACCGCAAACGACCCATGCGTAAGATCGAACGTCAAATGGTTGCTGCTATCAAGGCAGGCAAAGATTTCAAACTCGCTAACACTGAGGTGGTGGCATGTTCGAACGTTACTGATGTATTTTTGCATGGCAATCTGATCGCCCGTTTGGGTGAAACTTGGATCGAACTTTTCGATGGTGGATGGCAGACTGCTACCACCAAATCCCGTTTGAATGCTATTCTCGGCACCTTCGGATTGCCTCATGAGGGTATCTTCCAACGTAAAGGTGAGTGGTTCGTTAACATGAATGATGCCACCATTCCTTTCTTCTCGGGTATGCGTCTGAACTGACGATTACCCCTGTTAAATATAATCAACACTCAGGAGGGTTAGCTATGACTATTCAGGAGATGTATCAAGAGATGCAAGATCAGCAAGTGGAAGATCTGCAGAATGGTTACACTGATCTAGATTTATTCGATGATTGCTATAGCTTACCTGAGGTAGATTACACTACCCAAGAATAGGCAACTCAGCCGCTTCGCTGTGCCAGTTGGGCAAGTGTCCACCAAACCCCCCAAACGACCCTAGGGGGTGCCATACTAACAGCATGAACAAAACCACGAACAACCCCTACATCGCTCAGATCTACGCTAAGGGTCGGGACTATGTGCCCACCCCTGCCCCTAAGGCAACCTATCCCCGTGAAATCCACGGTCGGGTTTATAACACTGAGGCAGAGTACAATGAGGCACTCGCTGACTTCCTGAACGGTCTTTGATTATGCTTACTGCTAACGACATTCAGAACATTCTGACCCTGATTGATTTTCATGATGATTGGGATGAGGTGAAAGAAGTGTGGGGGTTTGATTTAGAACCACTCCACAACAAACTGTGCGACATGCTTACCTATTCTTCCGAAGGTTGATGAAACTTAAGATCGAACACATCGTTTTTGATTGTAACTGTGACGATGAGGATTGGACTGATTATGATGCCATCGAAACTGCAGATCATCTGGCATCTGTCTATGCTGAAACTGTGTGGGATGTAGAGAATGAAGATGACCTAGTTGGTGTCATCTCTGACAAAACTGGTTGGTGCATCATCGAAATCCACTATTCACCTGCTAACTGACATGAACCGTTCTGAACTGATTGATGCCTACGCCCAGCAAATCCTGGACAGCATGGACATGAAAACACTTGAATGTTTCGCCCTTGATTGTCTGACTGCCAATCTGAATGATTATACTGAAGAGGAGTTAATCACTGAGGTTAGCGAAACTTACCCCGAACTGCTGGAGGATGTGCCAGCTGAATAAGTGGCACAGCATTTCCCCAAACCCCGCCAAGGGGTGCCATACTAATCACATCAACACAAAACGACCAAATGGACACGATCAGACTTGAAATGGCGATGGGTCGCAACATTCCCGACGCTGGCACAGTTTCTGATGCTATGTTCGATCATTTCACCCGTGAGTTCATCGCTCCCGTTCTAGAGTTCTGTACTATCATCGATGGCGTAGGTTTCTGGAAGGGTGAGCAGGAGATGACGAAGATTCTTTATATGGACATCCCCCCCTCTGATGTAGAGATGATGACCGAAAAGTTTGAGCAGATCGCTAACTGCTACAAAACTGCATTCAGGCAGGAAGCTGTACTGATCTCTGCCGTTGCTAGTGTGATCGAGTTCGTCTAGATCACGCTCACAGTATACCAAACTCACAAACACAAAATGTCACACTACAACATGCCTAGTCTGCCAGTGATCCGATCCAACCAGCAACCTAGTGTGACACTTGCCGATCTGGTCTATCTGTGGGCGATGCGCCTCCTGGGGCTGTAGACTGACAGCATGAAAGAAAAGACCTTCACCCTCTCGCTTCGTGACCGCTGCCTGGCACTCGCTGAGGCATACGCCTGGGAGATCAACGGCGATCTGGACTGTGTGGATCCTGACGACCTCGAATCCTGCCTGGCAGGTCTGACCGAAGACAACCTGCAGGAGACGGCTGGCAATCTGGCACACCTCGCCGCCTGGTGCAACTGATCACCCTGTAGACTAACAGCATCGAAACGAAACGACCCATGACGAACTTTGCAAAGGCGATCCTGGTCATGCTCACCGCCAGCGTTACCATCGTTGCAGGATCCCACGTTCTAGACGCTGCTCTGAAGGTTCGGGATAAGATCGACCACCGCAACGCCCTAACCTGCCAGCAGATCAATGAGGTGATGCCAGGCGGGTGCCAGATGCCCAAGTGACCACCAGCTGCCCCTAGGGGCACCGCTGACCCTGTAGACTGATCACATCAACCAAACGAGACAGAATGACCGTCCGAACCAACGTCCTGCCCCTTGACCTCTGCACCGTCACCCTGACTGAGGCACAGTGGTCTACCGTCCGAACCGCTCTGCTCTGCCTCGCTTGCGACTGTCGGGTTGCTGGTAAGGGCAGCGATGCCGACTATTACCTGAAAGCATACAACGACCTCAAGGCAGCGATGGGTATGGAGTGACAGCCCGACAAGTGGCACAAGGGGTCGCCACAGACCCCACCCTGACCCCTTATACTGATCTCATCGAAACGAAACGACCCATGACCGAAGCAACCGCCACCCTTCCTACCTACAACGGTTGGGCGACCTACGAAACGTGGAACGCCGCCCTGTGGATCGGCAATGATGAGTTCCTCTACAATACCGCCAAGGCATGTGTAGAGTACTGTGGCGATGATGAGACCCCTTGGGATAAGTTCGTCCGCTGCATGATGGAGGGTCAGATTGGGCGTATGCTGGGGCAGACCCGTGACGGCGTGGCATGGGATAGCGTCGCCATCGATGCCGACGAGATGAACGAGATGATGGCAGAGCTGTGACGGTCGAAGGGGTGGCACAACTGCCCCCCGATCCTGCCGCCTGACCCTGTAGACTAACAGCATGAACAAAACCACCAAGATGACCCACGACCAATTCATCGCCTACGCTCTGGAGGGTTTCGAACCCGAGCATGATGACCTGATGGATGCGGAGGATTACGATCGCCGCCGTGCCCAACGTGACGGATGGGAGACTGCCACATGGGATGGTCGCTGGTGACCCCCACCCTGTAGACTAAGCACAGATCAAACGAACCGACCCATGCGCCTCTCCCCTGCTACCCGCCTCGCTGACCGCCAGACCGTCTGGGTTGCCTACCGCAACGATGGCAGCGCCTGGAATCAGAACCCCTCTATGGTCTACCCCGTGGGCATCCCTGCCACCGTATGGGCAGCACAGTTCAGCGAGACCCATGCAGAGGATGTCAAGGCGCCCACCTTCGGGTGACCCCCCATCCTACCACACCCCCATTCTCTACTCTCACCGTGACCACAAAACAACTCCACAAGATCGCTAAGATCAACGGTTGGACTAAAGCTCGCAACGGAGGAAAGCATTTCATTTATAAGCACGAACGCCTCGATCTGCAGGTCACTGTGCCTTATCAAGTCAAGAACGATTTCATCGGCAAGTTGATAGCGAAGCAGTTGACAGTTTGAGACAGTGGGGGCAGTTAATTATGCCCCCCTCCGTTATATCGGGGCGGCCGAGCGGGTCCCATACGGCACCTCCCCTAACCTACAAAAGTATCCAGACGAGCGATAAATATTTCCGAAATTGGTTTTTTGAAAACCTCGAAAAGAAAAAAATTTCGCCCAGAAAAAATCATGGAAAAACCCGACTTCGCAAATTTCGATAGTATACTGAATAACTTTGATGACTTCTGTGATCAATTTGAAACACGTGCCGCTGAGGCATTCATGAGAGGAGACTCAAGCAATGGTAAATTCAACAGAGCTGTTACAGAAGCAGGAGGAGATGCTCCAGGAGCTGTCCAAGAGATTGGAGAACTTGGAGACACGCCTATTGATGCTAGAGAAACCATCGTTGATGTATCGTCGTCCGAGTGCGAGTGATTACGAAACACTCTCTAACACTTTAGATTATCTACATAATAATGTGGAGGGTCTTAAGAAGGACTTAGTACACGTTGCAAGAACAGTATGAGTTTAGTAGGACAGGGAAATATTTTAGGTTTGGATGCAATTGATATTCCATCTCAGAATCCTACTGCATTATATCCAAGTGCTCCAATTGAACCAACGTTGAAACCAGTGCCAACTGTTAAGTATAACATAGGCACTGCATATGAACCACAATACGTGCCTATCGATGTGATCGATCGTGAAGCCTCTATACCATGTCCAAGCGTCCCAGGCACCCCGCTACAACCTTTCGTTCCACCTGTGCCACCATCTTTAGTTAGACCTATATTTGTCCCAACAAAGAATACTTCAGTGTATTTCGAAGGCACCTTAGTATTAGTTGGTGGTGATAGTGTAACTGGACCAGGCGCAGCACCAGATCCAAGAATGTTGCAAGGTTCAACAGAATATGGTAGAATAATTATTGGTACAAATCCCGTTTAAAAATTATGGCAAAAGCAAAAGTTGGTCTAGTTAAAACTGGTTACGTTGAAGGCGCACCTAAGAAGACCCGTCAAGGTCGTTCAAAGAATACTCATCTTGGTTCAAGTTCACGTAATGGTCGTAAGAAGCGTTATCGTGGTCAGGGTGGTTGATTAGTTCTCCGAGCGCCGATAACACCGACGTGGGATAGCAACCCCCTTAAAAGTTCTGTTTCACCTTTCTATTCATAGGAAAAAACAATGGGACTATTTCCAGTAGACAAAAGTAAAGAGTTTATCGATGAAGGTATGACTTTAATTACTGAAACTGATAGTGAGAAGTACCTGAAACAGTACAAGACGATGAAGAAAAAAGAAGATCTCTATCCAATTCCCGAAGACCGCTACAGCAAACCTTGTGGTGGTCCTGGTGGATTTGATGACTTTGTAGAGCGTTGGCACGAGTGAATAAATAGTAACAGCCTTGCTGTGTCTAAATGCCCGAATTTCAGACGTTCAAAGATTTGAGCGTTACATTTAAGAAGCACCCAGTCACGGATGATCTTGTCACCGTGAAGGATAATGCTGCGATATCGCAGTCTATTGTGAATTTGCTTCTTACAAATAAGGGAGAAAGATTATTTCAACCCAACTTGGGATCTGGAATTTATAGTACATTATTTGAACCTTTAGATTTTGGTACTGCAGGTATCATTAGATCCGAGATCGTTGATACCATTAGCAGATATGAACCAAGAATTATTGTTAGTAAAGTTATTGTAGTTCCTGATTTTGATAGTAATGGTTATTCAATCGAGCTCAATTATGTGATACGTGGCAGAGAGGACGCACCAGTAGGCATTGAATTCTTCTTAGAGCGCACACGATAATGCCTTACACTCAATTAGCTAATTTAGATTTCAATGATATCAAGATTGCTCTGAAGGAATATCTCAGAGCACAGTCAGAATTTACTGACTATGATTTTGAGGGTTCGGCATTATCAAACCTAATCGACGTACTGGCGTATAACACCTACTACACGGCGTTTAATACCAATATGGTAGTCAATGAACTATTCATTGATTCTGCCACCTTGAGGGACAACGTAGTGGCACTAGCGAAGCAATTAGGGTACAGACCCAAAAGTGCAACGTCACCGACATCTTATATTTCGTTTACAGTTAATTATACCAATCCAACGACAGATACGCAGCTGATTCTGAAGAAAGGAACTGGTTTTGTTACTTCCTATGACAATGTTCTATATCAGTACGTTGTTTTAGATGATGTAAAGGCACAAGTATCAAATCAAATAGCAACTTTTGTTAACGTTCCTTTAAGAGAAGGTAATCAATTAACTAACACTTTTACTGTCAATACATCTTCGCAATCACAACGTTTTATTTTAGATAACCCAAATATTGACACAAATACGATTAGAGTAAAAATATTCCCAACTGGTAGCGGTTTTTCTGAACCATATTTGGTATCAGACAATATTTTGGGAGTTGATGCCAATTCAAAGGTATTCTTTTTAAATGAAATTGAAGATGAAAGATACGAATTGATTTTTGGTGATGGTGTTCTTGGGAAAAAACTAGAAAACGGAGCTTTGATCGAAGTATCATACATTGTGACATCAGGTTCAGCATCGAATGGTGTGAGAACATTTGTATTTTCTGGTGTCTTAGAAAATGAAAATGGAGCAACTCCTGGTGGATTTTCTGTTACGGTTAATTCAACAGTTGCTTCTTCTGGTGGAGAAGAAATTGAATCAACAAAGAAAATCAAATCCAATGCTCCAAAATCTTATGGCACACAAGATCGTGCCGTAACATCACAAGATTATGCTGCGATCGTTCGCAACATTTATCCAGCAACGAGTGATGTAATTATTTTTGGTGGAGAAGATCAAGTTCCTCCACAATATGGTAAAGTCTTTATTGTTTTAAAACCAAATGATGCATCTTATTTGACTTCATTGACAAAAAATGAGATCGTAACGCAGCTCAAAAAATATGTTGTTGCTTCTGTTGAACCAGTCATCGTAGATCCTTCAATTCTATATGTTGAACTGACTAGTAAAATTTATTACAATGGTTCAAGCACTGCTGATACTCCTGCACAAATAAGAGACAAAGTTATAACTTCTATACAGAGTTATATCAGCACATCTGATACTGAAAAATTTAACGGTAAATTTAGATACAGTAAAGCAATTGGTGTAATTGATGACGCTGATAAATCTATCAATTCAAATATTACAACTGTTACAATGAGAAAGGATTTTTATCCTCAACTCAATTCCACTTTCTATTATGAGATCTGTTATCAGAATGCGTTTGATAAAGATTGTGAAGGACCAACCCTTGCTACGACTGGATTTAGAGTTACAGAATATCCAAATTTTGATGTATATCTAGAAGATAGGAATAGCAAAATTGTCCTATATAGACTAGACTCTCTAACGGGTGAGAAAGTTGTTCTAGACAAGGAAGTTGGTGAAATTGATTATGTAAATGGTGAATTGAAAATGTATGATTTAACGATCATAAAAGGAAGCTTCTTTGACAACAGAATATCGGTTAGAGTAAAACCATTGTCTAATGATATCCAGGCATTCCGAGAGGTTTACCTTGATGTTGATATTGCTAATTCATCCTTCAGTGCATATAAAGAGTAAATAAATGGCAGTCAAGACCAAAAGAATTTCTACTCTTATTGAGTCACAACTTCCAGAGTTCATTTCTACGGAGTATGAACTTTTTGGTAAGTTTGTAGAGAAATACTATGAGGCACAGGAGATCCAAGGTGGACCTCTTGATATTATTAGCAATTTACAAAAATATCTAGATATTGATTTTTATGAAAAATCAATATTAAAGCAAAATACTACTCTAGCATCTTCTATTACTAGTACTGCTAATACTATCGTATTAATAGATGGATCTGGATTTCCAGAAAAGAACGGATACATCAAGATTAACAATGAAATAATTTTCTACGAAGAGAGAACTGGAAATACTTTATCAAATTGTTTCAGAGGAGTTAGTGGTAATAGTTCTCTTGGTGATCTTTATGAGAACTCTTCTTTCTCTGAAACAATTGCAGAGGCACATTCTTCTGGTGATGTTGTTCTAAACATTAGCAATCTATTTCTTTATGCTATTGTAAGAAATTTTGAGCAGCAATATCTCGGATCATTCCCAGAAAAGTATCTTCGTGGAGAAGTAGATAAAAGAACCTTAATTAAGAATATTCAAAAATTCTATAAGGCAAAGGGAACTGATAGTTCTATTAAGTTTATTTTCAACACGATTGTTACGCAAGATAGTGAAAATAAACCATCTGTTTATAAACCAAGAGATTTTACCTACAAATCATCAGAATCTGATTGGATTAACATCTATGCGTTGAAGGTAAAAGTTGTATCTGGAAATCCGAAACTGCTAATTGGAAAAAAGATCGTTCAGTCTCCAACTGAAGAATATGGTTATGCATCAGCTACAGTTGATAATGTATTTGCTGATGGAACAAGCGATGGTGAGCAAATTTGGAATATCGTCCTTGCACCAGAGACAATAAACGGTCTATTTTCAGTTTCAACAAAAACTAGACTAGAAAAAGATTTATTAGCATCTAGTGGAGTTAATAAAAGAGTTAATGTTTTCTCAACCCTTGGTTGGAGTCAATCTGGTGAGATTTTAATTGGAAATGAAGTTATAAAATTTTCCGATAAAAATGCCACCCAATTTATAATCGAAAGTAGAGGATCTACACCAGTTTTACATGCCAGGGATGCATCTGTTTACAAACCAGTAGTTCTTGATGGTTCTGGGGTAAGATTATTAATCTTGGGAATAGTATACAATTTAATTCCAACAGAAACACAACCATATTCGTCTGTTGGTGATGAAATCCAGATTTCCACTCCAGGATTTGAAACTGCAGATCCTAAAATTGTTAGAACTGGAACAAATCAACCTAGATGGATTTTAAATCAAGGAAATCCAGTTGATGTTCCAACTATTCCAGCACTAGCAAATTCTTTAAGTGAACTGTCTACTGATGTTGCAGCGATCTTTGAGGATGAGCAGTACTATTATATTGCTAGTTCTAGTTATCCATCTTATAAGATTTTAGATGGATCTGTAGTAACTCAACAGTTGTTAGATCAAAAACAACTTCGTATACTCAGAAAAAATTCAACTAGAACTACAGAAGTTTACAAGACACCAAAAAGAGATGTTGGTATTCTACTAAATGGTGTCCCTATTTTTGGATTTAAAGACGATGAGAGTATCAGATTTGGTGTTCTTGAAGAAATCAAAGTAGATTCACAAGGAACTGGATATGAGAAACCACCATTTGTTCTTCTGGATGGTGTGCCAAATCAAGCAAGAGCAGTTTTATCTGGTCAGGTAGTAGAGAGAATTATTGTTGATACAAATACTGTTTTTCCAAGAACTCCAGAAGTAACAATCACTTCTGGAAGAGATGCTGCAGTTAGAGCTGTTGTAACTAAAGGAAAAGTTACAAGTTTAATTATCGATAATCCTGGTGAATTCTATTCATCCCCTCCATTAATACGAATTAGAGATAATGCTGGTAGAGGAAGATTTGCTGATTATACAGCAGTCACAAATACCAACGGTAAGATTATTGATTTCGTAAAAAATGCAGAAGGTAATTTCTACGATCAATCAACAGTTATTGTTGATGTAATACCAGTTGGTCGTGGAGCATCTGGTATTCCATATCTAAAAGAATGGAATAGAAATAGATTTACAAAGTATTCAACAAAGTTTGATACTGAATATGGATACGTCTTCCAGAACTACAATAACGTTTTAGAATATGGTTATGGTCACGTTGGTAATCCAAAAGCGTTAAGAGTTGCTTTAAATGACAATATTAATATTGCTGGAGCAGAACCATCTACAAAAGTTCATTCTCCTATAATTGGATTTGCTTATGATGGTAATCCGATCTATGGTCCATTTGGGCATCAAGATCCTTTAAATCCACAGTCTCCTATCACTAGGATGACATCTAGTTATGCATTAAACGCTAATCGTTCTCAGGGTCCTTCATTATCATCTTATCCAATAGGATCATTTGTTAATGATTATAGGTACATACACAAAAGCGGATCACTAGACCAAAATAATGGCAGATTTTGTGTTACGCCAGATTATCCACAAGGAACATACGCTTACTTCTTAACAATTGATAGCAATCAAGTTCCACAGTTCCCATATTTTGTTGGTGAGAATTTTTATTCTCTGCCAGTTGATAGTAATTACAACTCCAATATAAATCAAGCAGATATTCCAAAGAAATCAAAGAGACTGTTTATTCCAGGTATGCCAAGAAATGGCGAAGGAGTAATCGCTCAGATTGCAGAGGTAAAATCTGGAACAGTAGATTCAATTTCTTTACTAAATTCATCTAATAATTTTTCTGTAAATTCTAAAGTTTATTTTGATAACTCTGGCACAGAAGGAAAAGAGGTAGATGCAATTATCTCTTCTGTGAAAGGAAAACTAGTAAATTACCTATACAGCAAAGAAAATAAAGTTGTACAACTAACAACTGTTCAAACAGCATACTTGTTTGCTAACGATACTCTCAGTCAACCTGCATCTGGTGCATATGGAGAGATTGTTGGTACTGTAGCTAATGACAACTTAATTGTTCTGAAAAATGTTATCGGAACTTTTAATGGAACAGGAACGTTCTCTGCTGCAATTAAAACGTTCTCTATTTTAATAGATCAAGATAGTTCTTATACAGAGGGAGCTATTTTAAGTCTAACTGATGGTATCAATCTTCCAGTAGCTACAGCACAGGTATTGGAAGGAACATCCAATCAAAATATTGTAAAAATTAAAGTTCTCACTGGAACTTGGGTTGTTGATGACAATTATTTCATTCAATCCAGTGACCTTTTTAATACATCTGGATCTAGAATTGTTACGCTCACATCTTTGAGTGATGGTCTTGTTCCATTTGATGTCAACCAAAGCGTTGCATTAGTAGAAACTACTGCTGACCATGGATTGGGAATTGGCGATGAGATTGAGATTGATATTTTACCCAATGATGTTACAAAGACTAAAACTTATTATCTCAGAAAAAGATTATATCAAACTGTAAAATTTAAGGTACCAACATACCAATCATCAGTCAACTATACTGGAGTTGGTAGATTTGAGATTTTGAATGGTGGTGCATTTTATGCGCCAGGAACGTATACAAACGTTCCATTAACTGGGGGATCTGGTACTGGAGCAAAAGCGACTGTTGTTGTATCATCAATTGGTGTTGTATCTTCAGTTACTTTCACGGTAGGTGGATCAGGATATAAAAAGGCAGATTACCTAAGTGTATCAGATGAATCTCTTAGTAGATCCAATACAGGAACTTCTGGAAGTTCTAGATTGACAATATATGTTGATCATGCTGGGTTTGCAATTGGATCAACAAAATTAATTGTTGATAGTTCAATAGGGATTTCCAACGGAGACTTATTGCAAGTTGGTAGAGAGGTTGTACAAGTTTCTTCTATCTCAGGTAACACTCTCACTATTCTTAGAGCAAAAGATGGAACAGTAGAAGGAGATCATTTTGATGGTGAGATCGTATCTTTACATAAACCAAGATATAATTTTACAAATAATTTCCAGTTATCTGCGTCAGCATTTTCTGGACGTATCAAAAATTACAATCCAGATACCCAAGAAGCTACTATTATTTTTGAGTATTCAACAGAAAAAACAAATGCTGAAAAAGTTGAACTTAATGCTGGTTTCTTCGATTCAAGCACTCCTACAAAATTAGTTGCTATTGATTCCATTGAAGATATCAGTTATAAATTTGAATTTTCTGATGACAATACAAATTTTGTTGCTAACCCAAATATTGACATACAAGAATATTACAATTACAAGTTCGATACTTCACACTCATCACTAACTGGAACTTATTTTGATATAAGTCCAAGTAAGAATTTCAATATTCTTACAGAAGAAAAAATTACAACAACGATTTTGCCAGGAAATCCTGGTTCTTTTACAACAGTAAAGTTTGGTTTTGGATCCGCTTTAACGGGAAATAACTACTCCACCAAAAAAGGAACTCAGTTTTCTAATTTCTACTATTTTGATAAAAATTCTATCGTTGATACCGAAGGAAAATATTTTAAGATTATCACAGATCCCCTACAAGGAATAAAAAAGGTAACATATGTTACCCCCAACAGATTTGTATACCAATTAAGTGCTGCCCCTCTTTGGGATGGATCTGGAACTATTACATACACAACAAGTGGAGAATTTGCTGTTGGAGAAATTAATGAGATTAAGATGGTTAATCTTGGATTAAACTATAAGAAAGTTCCAATTATTCTCGGGTGCGATCCAACAAAAAATTATAGAGCAAAAGCAACTGTCTTATTTGATACTGAAATAAATTCAATAACTGAAGTTAGAATAGATGATATTGGATCAAATTATACAAATCCTAAAATTGTTATAACAAATGGTGATGGAATTGGTGCTAAATTTGGTATTATTCTTAGAGATGGAAAAATATTTTCCATCACAGTAGATAATCCTGGAAAGGGGTATACATTTTCCCCAGAAATTTCTATTATAGAAGGATCTATTCAAGCTTATGCAGAAAGTAAGAGCATTGGTGTTCCACAAAGTGTAACTATTATCAAAAATGGCGGTGCTTTCCATCTAGATAAGACTATATCTTCAACATTCACTTCAAAATATATTTTCGGATTAGTTGATATTTCTGGAAATTATCAAAGAGGCGAGATTGTAGTACAAAAAATTAATAATGTTGAAGTTGCAAGAGCGACTGTTTCTGAGTGGAGATCTGGAAGTAATCTACTAAAAGTAGAAAAAGTTGTTGGTATTTTTAGACAAGGGTATCCAATACAGTCAATTCTAACATCTACTTCTGGATTAATAAAAACAGTTTTTGTCTCATCATTCCAAGATGAGATTGCTAGTTTCTATGATAATCTCGGATATTATTCTTCCGATAGGGGAAGACTTGGTGTATCAAATCAAAAGATACTAGATAGTGATTTCTATCAAGACTACTCATATGTCATAAAGTCAAAAACACCAATAGATGAATGGAGAGACTTGATCAAGTCTACTACTCATCCAGCTGGATTTAAATTATTTGGACAAGTTGACATAGAATCATCTGCTTTGTCAGAAATGCCATCGCAGACCCACAAGAATTCTCATTTTTCCATTATTCAATTATGGGATCCAGATAAAAATAAAATCACTATTGAAAATACAAGAAGAACAATTACTCAGATTGTTCAGAAAGTAGAAAATCAGAGAATACGTCGTGGAAGTGGATCTGCTGCTCCATCAGAGTTTAACTTTAGCGAGTATAGAGCATTTGAAGTAACTCTTGGAGCTCCATTTAATGGTTATTATGATGCTGATGGTAGACTTCAGGGAACCACAACATTCCAGCTATTAAACAAAGGAGTTCCATTTACTCCAGTAAGTTCTAATAATCTAATCATTACACTAGATGGTATTCTACAAGAACCAGGAGTTGCTTATACTATTCAGAATGATTCTGTTGTCTTCTCAAAACCACCTCTTGGAAATGGATCAGTAAGAACAGGTAATGCATTAACTGATATTACAACCTATAAAGGAGTAACATTCTATGGTAAATATTTTGCTTTCAAGGATAATCAATATAACACACGATATCTAAGAAAGATTAGAAATATTTTCCAGAGAAGTGGAAGATGGTTAGATGCTGCTAATCAGATAGACAGAAATAGAACGTTCATTATTGAAGAAGCAGTTGGATATGGAAAAAACAAATATCCAACTTTGGATTGGAGTACAAAACTGGATGATTATCAAGAAGATATTGGATCTATCTTAGATGCTTATCAACATGACATTAGATTTGGTGGAAACGTAAAGACTGTTGATTACATTAGTATTTTC